ACGTAGTAGGTACAACTATTACAGCAGGTAACGTAATTGACGAACTTGCAAAGGTAGTAGATGCTATTCCAAGCGGTGTATATGGAAAAGAAGATTTAACTATCTATATTTCACAGCACGTAGCTAAAAAGTATATCGCTGCACAAGCTGCTCTAGGTTATAGAGAATTATATAACGTAGGTCAAACAGAGATGAACTTTCAAGGCATCAAATTGTTCGCAACAGGTGGACTAGGAGATAACACAATTGTAGCTGCACAAGCATCAAATTTATTCTTCGGCACAGGGCTTTTAGATGACAGAAATGTCGTAAAGGTGATTGATATGGCTGACCTAGACGGTTCACAGAATGTACGTGTAGTAATGCGCTATACAGCAGGTGTACAGATTGGTGTAGGTTCTGACGTAGTACTTTACGCTTAATAATTAACTAACATAAAAGGGGTAGGTTAGGTGTATCCTACCTACCCTTTTTTAATAAATAAATAAATATGAGTTGTGCAATAACAAAAGGTAGAGGTATAGGCTGTAAAACAGCTTACGCAGGTATCAAAAATGTATATATTCTTGATTATAGCGCAGCAATAGCAGCGTTAAGCCCTTCATCAGGTACGGTAACATTACCATCAGATGCAAGTGCTGAATTTTTCAAGTTTGAAGTAAAAGGTGGTCAAACATCTTTAGAGACAAGCGTAACATCAAGCAGAGAAAATGGAACTACTTTTTATGAAAGTACTCTAAATATTACTTTTCAAAACCTAGATGTTGCAACACAAGAGGAGATAAAACTCTTAAACAGAGGTAGAGCGCACTACGTTGTTGAACTATATCCTGACGGTACAGGTACTACAAAGTACTTACTAGTAGGAAAAGACAACGGTGCAGAGGTTACAGGTGGTACTATTGTAACAGGAGCAGCAGCAGGGGATTTACAAGGCTTTACTCTTACAGCAGTAGCTAGTGAGGTTAATCCACCATTCTTTGCAACAGCACCTGACGAAAGTGCTACAACACCTATTACTCCTGCTTAATATATTTTTTGTATATTTGCTAAAGGAGAGTAAATAATTCTTGTTTTAATTATGATAGAGGGGGGTGCAATAGCACTCCTCTTTTTTTATTACAAATTATCACTTTTTAGCGTTATACTTATATGAAGATACTTACTACAAGTACAAGTTCGCAAACAATAGAGTTTATACCTAGATTGTATAGTACAAGTGCTACGCTTATACTAACGGATGACACTACTAATGTATCTACTACAACTGATGTAACCCTTACACAAAGTGGGGATTACTTAAACCTATCACACACCTTTACTTTAGTAGAGGGTAGATTTTACGATTTGCAATTAGAAGCAGATGGAGATATTTGGGGGGTTAATACTAATCAATGGCAATTAGAAACTCAAGCTTGGGATAGTGATGAATTATCTAATCTTATATATAAGGACAAGATATTCTGTACTGACCAAGATGTAGACCAAACACAAAATAAGTATTATTCTGTTAATAAAAACGAATATACTACTAACGACACACACGACAACGATTATATAGTACTATGATACACGCTTTAAGTTTATCGAATTATGTTAGCCCTACTATTGAAGAAAAGAAGAATAAGGCTTTTGTAACATACGGAGATAAAAACTCATACTTTCAGTACCTAATAGACCGTTATAATGGTAGCCCTACAAACAACGCTGTTATCAATGGTATTAGTGAGATGATATACGGTAAGGGTTTAGATGCCACTGACAGCAATAGAAAGCCTGATGCATACGCACAAGCCATTACACTACTACACAAAGATTGTACACGTAAACTATGTGCAGACCTTAAACTGTTTGGTCAATGTAGTATGCAAGTAATTTACAGTAAGGATAGAAAAAAGATAGCAAGGGTTGAGCATATACCTGTTGAACAACTAGCTGCTGAAAAGTGTAACGACAAAGGAGAGATAGAAGCATATTACTATTCTAGTGATTGGGCTAAATACAACCGTATTAACCAAGTCAAGCGTATACCTGCTTTTGGTATGAGTAATGAAGCTATCGAAATTGTTTACGTTAAGCCTTACAGAGCAGGATACAAGTACTATGCTACCCCTGACTATCAAGGTGGTTTGCAATATGCAGATTTAGAAGAAGAAATATCTAACTTTCACATCAACAACATACAATCAGGTCTATCTCCTAGTATGCTTATTAACTTTAATTCAGGCACTCCAAGTGCAGAAGAAAGGGAGATGATAGAAAGACGTATCTATGATAAGTTTTCAGGTAGTAGTAATGCAGGTAAGTTTATACTATCATTTAACGATAGTCCTGAAACAGCAGCTACAATAGACCCTGTACAGTTAAGTGATGCACATAACCAATATCAGTTTTTAAGCGATGAGAGCAGCCGTAAGATACTTGTATCACACAGGGTAGTATCTCCTATGCTTTTAGGAATTAAAGATAATACAGGGCTTGGAAACAACGCAGAAGAACTAAAGACTGCATCTATACTAATGGATAACACCGTTATTAGACCATTCCAAAACTTACTACTAGAAGCGTTTGACAAAATACTAGCTTTTAACGGTATATCTCTAAACTTATATTTCAAGACGTTACAACCTTTAGAGTTTACAGAGATTGACAATGACCTTGTAGATGACGAAACAAAAGAAGAAGAAACAGGTGTAAAGTTAGCTAGTGATTTAGATAAGTTTGTAGACACAGATATTGCTGATGCTCTTATAGATTTAGGACAAGATGAAGAAGAACTACTAAAGGACTTTGAGGTTATAGACGAACAAGAAGTAGACTATGACAATGACGATGACCTAAACCAAAAGATTAAGGAATTAAACGAGCAAACTAATCTAGCTAGTACAGGTAGCGCAAAGCCGTATAGTGAAAGCAAACAAGACGGTAAGTCTAAACAAAAAGGTCAAGAGGAGAAAACATATTTAGTTAGATATATGTACAACCCTGCAAAGACTAAAGACACATCTAGGGAGTTTTGCAAGAAAATGGTAAGTGCTAAAAAGGTATATCGTAAAGAAGATATAAACGCTATGACAAGTAAAGTTGTGAACGCAGGTTTTGGTAAGGGTGGTTCTGATACTTATTCTGTGTGGCTATACAAAGGTGGAGCGAGATGCAATCACAAATGGTTCAGACGTATTTACGCACGTAAGGAAGGAAGTAAAAGTTTAGGTAGTGTAATTAGTACAACAGAAGCTAAAAGTCAAGGATTTAAGCCTGAAACTAACGCACAGAAAGTACCTGTTGCACCAAAAGATATGAAGTACAAAGGCTATACAGCAGCGTATTGGAACAAAATGGGATTTAAAAACTAGATATGGCAACTGCATTATTTATAAACAGAACTGACCTTGTAAAGAATAGTATCCTAGATGGTAATGTAGATACTGATAAGTTTATACAGTTTATCAAGATAGCCCAAGAGATACACGTAAGAAACTACACAGGTACTAAACTATACGATAAATTACAATCTGACATAATAGGTGGTACACTAACAGGAGATTACAAGACAATAGTTGATGAATTTCTTGCCCCAATGCTTATACATTTTGCTATGGTAGAGTATTTACCTTATTCAGCTTATCAGTTAAAGAATGGTGGACTATTTAAGCACTCTAGCGAGAACGCAGAAACACCAAGTAAGGATGAAGTAGACTTCCTTATACAAAAGGAAAGAAACCTAGCAGAATATTACACAACTAGATTTATAGACCATATGAGTTTTAACAGTAATTTATATCCTGAATATGAAAATAATTCAGATGATGATATATACCCTGACAAAGACAGTCTGTTTAATGGATGGGTTTTATGAGAATGTACAAACCAAAAGAGAAAAATATAATAAAATTAAAGAGTTTTTTGAATGGGAACAACACTAGAAGGAAAGCAAATAAATCAAACGTATCAGGGTTTATTAAAAACAACTGATAACGCTGAAGTAGGTGGTACAGCTAAAGAAATTACTGATGGTAAAGGTAATGGTACAGGTGTTACTTTAGACAATGCAGGTAATGTAACAGCTACATCTTTTACAGGTGATGGTTCAGGTCTTACTAATTTGCCTAGTGATGCCGTTTCTTCTGTAAACACACAGACAGGAGATGTTGTATTAGACACAGACGATATTGCAGAAGGTAGTACTAATCAATACTTTACAACTGTAAGAGCAGTAAACGCAGTTACAGGTGGTAATTTAGATATGAGTAGCTACGATATAACTACCACAGGAAAGATTTACTTTGCTAATGTATTTAGCACAGAAGGAGATTTACCAAGTGCATCTACATATCACGGTATGTTCGCACACGTTCACGCAACAGGTAAAGCGTACTTCGCACATAGCGGTTCTTGGCACAAGCTATTAGATGAGGATAGCAGTAACACAGATGACTTATCTGAAGGCAGTTCTAATCTTTACTATACAGATGCTAGAGTAAGCGCAAATAGTGCAGTAGCTGCCAACACAGCAAAGACAGGTATTACAACCCAACAAGCTGATGATATAGTTGCTAACAATGCTAAAGTAACTCGCAGACCAATTACAGCAGGTGGTAACACTTTAGAAACATCAGAAAGTCTTACACTTACAGCAGGTAGTAATGTTACAATCACAGAAGATGATGGTACTGTTACTATCGCTTCAACAGGTGGCGGTGGCGGAAGTGTTGATTTAGGCACATCTACAACTACAACTTCTGTTACGGTAACAAATTCAGGTGGTACAGATGCTACTATAAGCGAGGCAAGTAGTTCAGCAGCAGGTGTTATGTCTACTGCACATCACGATAAACTTGATGGTATTGAAGAAAATGCTGAAGTAAATACGGTAGATAGTGTAAACGGAGCAATAGGGGCTGTATCTCTTGATACGGCAGACCTTACAGACGTTGCAGCTACTGCACCAACAAATGGACAAGTATTACAATATAATAGCACATCTTCTAATTACGAGCCTGTAACATTAAGTAGTACAGCACCTGTTG